GATTACCATAGGCTACCTGATCTGCACCAGTACCAACATCACCACTAGCAAGAAGGGCCTCAAAGGTTATAGCTGGGAAATCGACATGAGTATAGTCTCCTGAAGATGCTCTCCAGACAATAGCACGACCATCTGTTCTAGTAGAAATGTCTACTACTGCGCCGGCTAGTGTATTTAGTATTACATTGATTGAGTTCTGTAGTGGTTTCATATTGAATTGGTATAAAAAAGAATAACCTGACCGCAAAATCAGGTTACTCTATTATAGTAAATTTTACATAGGAACGGAGAAATAACGTATTGCTCTACATGCTATCAAACCGAATAATTTATTAGCATCTCCACCTACACCGCTAGCAAATGCTATTATATAAGCCTGTACTGTCGTTGCCAAACTTTGAGTTGAGGACCAATAGTTACCACCCCCAAACCCACCTATAGCAGTTTTATTAGCATGTATATAGATTAACTCGTCGTATGTTGGTAAATACCAATCACTATAGGTTATAGAATTTACAGTTGTCGAATAGTTTGCGCACAATTGCGCTGCATATGACCCAGCACCATTTACTGTAATAATATTATTAGTATTAGTGACTGCCCCGAATACACCCTGAGTAGTCGATACCGTTGCAGTTGTTGTACCCCAGGCACATGCACTACTCTGGTCTGCTACCGCACATATAAACCCACTTATGTATCCAGGAACATACCCAGACTCACCACTAGTAAATATATGTGCTACAATACCCCCACCGTAAGACTGACCAACAGTGAATTCTGGTGCTATTTGATTTTGTCCTGGACACCTCTTATCATCTTGTACACCACTTATAGATACTAAATACCTGGTTCGTATGTGTACGTAATCCATAATTATTGAATTATCTGTGCCCGGGGTAATACCTGACTTCGGTGTAAAGTTTAACCGTAAAAAGTCCTCGGTAACTAATCTGTTGTCTCCAGCCATATTAAGCTCCTCCTCTATAAACTTCTGATCCTCTTATATTACCTGAAGTATCAACACTCATCATTGCGGAGCCACCGTACTTCATTATTAATTTACTTCCAGATACTTCTAAACTCCACCCGGTTGTACCTAATACAAATGTAGATCCAGTAACAGAAGACGACGCAGTTAACGTTGAAATTCCTGATATAGAACCATTTAATGTTATACTACCAGGGAATAAAGCTGCAGTTGAACTTGCTCTGATTGCCCATGTACCATTATATGCTCCCCAGTATCCACCACTTACTTCCATAGAGAATCCTGTACCAGCTAGTACAACTGCGTTACAAGTGACATTACCACCAGTAGCTGTGCTAATAGATGTTGCACCCGTTAGTGCACCAGCCATAGATAATGATGATACACTGAATGCTTGTGATATACTACCAGCCAAAGCAGCTGCGCCAATAGTAGCATAAGATATTGTCCTGGCCACACTACCGTTATAGGTAGTACCTGCAACAGCACCACCAGTAGTTGTAAATGTAACAGCTGCAGTATTTACACCAAACCTAGAGTCATTACCTTGCGCGAATGTACCAGCCGCAGAACCAAAACTACCAGCCTGAATGATACCAGCTGTACCGGTAATTAGAGGTACACTTGACGTGCTACCCAGATAACCTGTAGAAGTTATGTTACCATGCGTATGAGTAGAAATACTATACACAGCATTAACATATCCTATCGTGGTTCCTGATATAGTCACATAACCGGTACCATTTAAAGCTGGTTGGTACGTAGAGTGGTAGTGGGTATTGATATCCCCCGACAGTGCATATTCAACTGCCTCTTGTGTTATTCCTACATAAGGGCTTTCATTAAATAAAAGTACCGGAAGCAGTCCGCTCATTGGGGGTGTTACACCACTTATCATGATACCACCTCGTACACCATTAGCGGCCAGAGGTAAGCTATAAGAAGTAGGTGCTACCCATGACCTTACCCCTAGAGTAGTAGATGATAATACATACCCATTAGACGCTGGATTTCCTAACACTGGCTCATAAACACCTAGATGTGTGTGATCACTATGACTAGCAGTAGCAGCAGTACCAGAACCAGCAAGCAATGTTAGCGTAACTGTAGGCATACCATTGCTAGATGTTAGCGATAGAATATTACCCGCAACAGACATGCCTGTTGGATAATAGTTTCCATCACTGGCTCCACCACCTGCGCCCCACGAATAATTACCACTACCATCGGTTGTAAGAACCTGTCCAAGAGTACCATCCGAAAGTCCACTTAGAACCCCAGAAGCAGAAGCTATTACTATCCTTGATTTAGTACTGGTTAAAGTTGTTAAAGTTGTTGTGGATGTTGTAAATATCGCGTTAGTACTTCCACCGACTTTGATGTTAAGCGTATTTGATCCGGATAAAGCCCCAATCTCAACAGTAGTTCCATTGTATCCAAGATACCCATAAGCACCACCTGCATTACCCCATAAGAAACTACCACTCGCGCTTGCAAATGTAAATGCAGACCCGTACACGTTTATAGATGATACACCTCTAGTTATTGCACTGTTAGCAAATGCACTACCATTCCAATACGGAACAGTATCGGTATTTAACACTGGAGTAGCAAAATAAGATGAGGTATCTATGGTCCAGTTATTAGCAGACACTTTCCTTAGAAATCCCGCTGTTGCCGGTAGGGCTGCGATAGCTGTTAGGTCATCATCTAAAGGCTGATAGCTAGAGTGAGTATGCCCGTCCAATGAATATGTGTCATTCAAGAATGTCCATGCAGAGCCGTTCCACTTAGCATACCCTGTACTTTTTGTTATCAGAGGTTCGTATAGTGTTGGGTGCGAGTGAACACTAGGTGCATATGCAGTACTATCAGTGTATGCAGCGGTACCTAACCCTAACATCGATCTAACATTGGCTACTGTAAGTACTTCTACGTTACCAGTTGCAGCTGTTATTCTTCCTAAGAAAGAGCTTGTAGCAATTGTAGTTAGCATGTTCAAAGCCACAACATTCGGTTGTATAGTGGTAGTGATGGAAGATTTTCCACTACCGGCCACATGACCTACCAATGTTATCGTCTGATTCTCAAGTGCATACCACCCTCTAGACCCAACAGCACTTGTTCCGTAGAACATAGAGTTACCAGGAGAGGCGGAGTCCCCAACCAAATAAAATGTTCTATCAGCCCCGAGAGTACCCCCACCGGTAATACTGAATTGTCCGATAAGTGTTCTACCACTAAGATCCAATACGTGTGTATGCGTACTACCACTAACTGAATTGAGTGTTGATATTCCAACTGTCGATGGCGTTCCTAGAATTATAGAACCAGTGCTGGTTATTGTAGTGAAACTTAACCCAGCTCCGGCAGATACCGATGTAACAGTACCGGTATTGGTTGTCCAACCCAGATCATTATTGAATATACTTAGTTGTATCCCGGATATAGTTTCGCTGAAATGTGCAGTACCACTGACGCCAACCAACCTGTCAGCTCCAACTAAACTACCAGTTTTTTCCGCTAGATTATTTAGTGCTAGGTTTATAGTTCCTGTAGTTGTTATTGGGCCACCAGATAGTCCTGTACCTGTAGCAATGTTGGTTACAGTACCACCAGCGCCACCTGTTATCGTATTCCAGGTATATACTCCAGCACCATTAGTTGTAAGGTATTGACCAGCAGTACCATCCACTATTGTAGTAACTACACCAGATGTACTTGATATAACCATTCTAGATCCTGTACCAGCAAAAGTCAAGTCCACTAACTGGGTGGTAACGGCATCTGGAAATTTCAATCTATCATTTCCTCTGGATACCAAGGTCAGATCGGAGCCACTTAAAGCACCCATCTTTACGGTAGTTCCGGAGTTATATAAGGCACCAAATGCAGTACCACCGCCCCAGTTCATAGCACCACTTGTACTGAATGTAAACAAAGACCCGTGGATCGATACTAATAGTCCAGTATAAGTAACAGCGCTATCGGCTAGTCCTAATGTTCCATTATTGTATGGAAGGGCAAAAGAAGTAGTTGATAGGCTGGTTAGTTTTGCTGTAGTGGCTTGGATTGTTGAACCAAGAATACCAGTACCATTGATTCTGAAACTACCTGCCTGATCTAATGCTGTTTGATTCCATATGTAATTAACCGACCCTGATATAGGCGCAGCACCGACGTCTGTGTATGTTAATCCGTGAGCCGCAAATCCGTATGTGGTTGCAGATAAAGCTTTTAAGAAGTGACCTGTAGTTAATCCTGATACAGGATGGTTGACAGTGTCAATCAGGTTATGTGCCGTCGGAGTCCTAGCATTGCTAAGTCTAGAGTCATCGCCGGCGCAGAAAGTACCAGCAGTTAATCCAAATGCTCCTGTAGTTAATACTCCAGCTGTGGTTGTGATAATCGGTAATCCAGATACACTTCCTATAGCACCGACTGAGGTTATGTGACCATGTACATGGTCACCATAAGCAGCTGTAGTATGGTTAGTACCAAACCCAGGAAATGATACTGTACTGAACGGCGCGTACGCATTTGCTGCCATGGAAAACACACCTGTCAAGTTGTTATACAATATAGGTGCCGTAGCACTTAGCGACGTAAGTGATATACCGGTAATCAATGCCCCAACAGATAATTGTTTTGTGGTAGTATTGTAATATACCAATCTGTCACCTGTACTTGCTGTAGCTAACTGCCACTTTATAGTTCCGTTTCCTAGAATCTGAAAGGCAGGATTCGCAACATTGAATTTATCTTTGACCTCAAACGCTGTATCATTTGCTAGTAACGATATCCCATGCCCATTAGCATTTGTGTTATTTATGATAGTAGCAAATCCGTTTAACACACTATACTGAACATGAAGTGGTGCTAATGGATTCATATTACCGATAGCAACATATCCGCCTGGATAATACACACCACCGGCCGCAGCTGTCCAATAAGTAGGCTGCCACCCTTTTGTACCAGTGATATCTGTACCGTATACTTTATAACTTCCCGGCGAAGCCAAGTCGTTAACTAAGGATAATGTACGGTCAGTAGATAACGACCCACCACCAGTTAAACTGTTAGTTGTGTTAACAGCCCTTGTGACAGGAACATACACTCCTGTATGCACATGATTTATATCAGAGAAATTAGTTGTTACCCATAGTTGGGTAGCATATGTGTTGGTGTCATAGGAAATAACCCCAGCAGTTGAGTACACAAGACCTGTTCCTGATAAAGGAGCTTGGTAGTTTGTGCTAACAGATATGAATCCATCAAGAGTTACACTTACCCCTGTACCTATTTTAACCCCTCCCAGTACACTTGCGGTTGCAGGTACAAGCGAGAATGTCTGACTAGGTATTCGTTGCCATATAAGCCCATTGTAGATGATATCATCCCCAACAGAGAATGCAATACCATTCCATGTACCAGCAGTAGTTACACGATAGTACCAACCAGCGGTTCCTACACCATCAGCTAGAGTAGGAGTATTTGTTAAAGCATTCCATGTACCTTTATATACGTTAGATGCTGTGGCCGGAGCCCATACACCTGTACCGTCGACGTTTGTACATTTCCATATGTAATCAGCTACGGCTCCCACTGTTAGTTTAAGTACTGGAGTACTTATAGAACTTGATGTGAGGATATTGGTTGCAACGGTTGCACCAAACGTAGCTCCAAGTGTGGATGTATTACCTCTGGTTAATATTGTATCAAGGGTATCTATATTGGCTATTGTAGCTGTAATATCAGGCAGACCGCCGGTCCTCTGGATACTTAGTAGTCTTGTGGTTGGGTTGAAGGTTACTCCGGAAGAGTACTTGTCGATGATTAAGAAGTCAGATACTTCTACACCGACTCCAACTTGTACGTATAGACCTGATTCCACACCAGTCCCGATGTATTCAACTACCTCACCTACATTCCATGATTCACTACCATTTCTTATTATCATACCCCCGGCAGTAGTCGGCGATAAGAAGTAGTTTTCCCCGGCCACGTATGTACCTGGTACAATTCCTTCAACCACATATCTAAAGGTGTTGGCATCTATGATAAATGACACCACCCCAACAGTACCTGCATTATCAACACTATCAGCCTTGGTTAATTCCCATCCTGTAGACGTTGGTTTAATTGTGTTACCTACAGAGAATCCGTGTAGTGTTTGTGTTCCAATAATACTTGTCTGTGCTACGTTGCTCCATAATGTTTTGGATAACACGTTACCAACAGAATCGATTATAGCTACATAATCACTTCCTGTTGGTGTAGTCTTCGTAGGAGATGCTACTATAGCTGCCCCAACATTCTCTTTATCAGTTACATCTGCATAGGGTTCTATGGTGGCTAGCTTATTAAATCCAGCTGCACTCATAAGACCAGCAAAAGTATCTGTTACCGTAGGGACAGTTATGTCATCTCCAGAACTAGATAGAATGTCTAATGTAGTTGCATTCTTATTCGCTATACTCAAATCTGTTCGGATCAAGGCTCCGCCGATGGAAGTCAATCTCCCACCAACTATTGTAGTCCTAATCCATCTAACTGATCTAGGTGTGTTTATTGGCATAGATGAATCTAGAAATGGTATTGAATCACCATCTACTAAAGGTGCTATGCCAGGAGCAACATCTATAGCACTATCTTTCTTAAGAAAATCCAGTACTAACAGTTCTCTTTCCAGTTTGAAGTCTTGCAGCGAGTGTACGACATTAGCTACAAGTTTATCTAGTTGTTTCTCTGCCATGTTATGGTATTGGTACGTTGTTGTAAATCATATTTAGGATGTTGTAGTTTTTATCAGATATAGCAGGGTCGAAGATCTCTTCTCTGCTAATTCCTATCTTTACACCATCCACTATTTCCTTGATCATTATAGTATTTTTATAGCCCGGGTTAATCCTAGAACCTATATAATCCATGGTTCTTTCGGATTGCATCCAGTTTGTTGGCACACCATCATTGTAATCCCATGTAAATGAGGACCATATTTCTGGTAACCCATATGTATTACCGGTAAATGCGTTTTTATTGAATATTGGATTAGATGTTCCGTATGAAATCACTCCATCCGCAAAGTTAAGTCTGTTGAATACTCCTGTGTATACTATTGGATCTCCTAACACATCAATGCTAGTATCGCTTTCCAATGCTGGGATCATGTCTAAACCTACTCTGTTGTATCCATTCTCTAAGAAGTAAAGAGACCCACCGGCATTGTATAGTTTAGTAAATCCAAATGGAGTACCATCCGCTCCGGTATCTGCTACATTTAGACCAGAATTTGGGTCTGGAATATACGTACCATCGGAAAGCCTTAAGTCCCAGTATGTTCCAGTAGGAAATAGTATGGAGTTACCAGATTTATATGGAGTACCAATACCGCCGATACTTACTATTGTGATACCCGTAAGACTAGTGAATGATAGCGACCCAGCTCCAATGGAGTTAGCTGCTATCCCGTTTATTGTGGATACTCCCCATTTACTACCCATCCGGTAGTTCTTAATGATTGTGGCTTGGTATACATCTGGTATACTAGCAGGGCCCTTAGGCCCTTTATATAGTACGAAATTATCTTCTCTCATTGAATATCTAGTTTAATTCCCATACTCCCGGGTGAACTTCTATTATCACATTTGGTTCCAGATCTATCAGTTTAGTGTTCGGTAGAACCGGGTCTGTATAATACACAGATGCTTTGTACAAAGATGAATTCATAAACGAGATAACAATTGGTTTCTCACGTTGATGATTTATTATTATCTGTATGTCGTTAGCAGCTACATCCATAGTTATTTCATATCTGTCTACAGTAGGACTAACTGTTAATGTAACTGTGCTATTGGTAGTAGTCACCGTGGTAACATTGTACTTCGAGTTACCTACCCTTTTTATACCGATCGGAGTTACCTCGTAGATGTATTGCTTATTAACAATCCTATGACCTATATTGAAGGCCCAGTCAATACCCTCAGTTTCACCTATATACAGTTCGAACTCGTCTCCTGGCTCAGAGAATTCATAAGTCCAGTTACTTTCATTCTCGAGTTCTGTGTATGCATCTTCTGGTAAAACTGGATACAATTCAATTGCAACCGGCATATTACCGGTATGTAACATCTGTACCCATGGCAACCATTCTTGTGTGGCGCCATCCCTACCACGGGCCCATTGATCAAAGCTAAGATCCCTGGCCACCCACCTGGTAGCTAATTGGTATTTATGCTTCTGTTCCTGTGGTGCGTTCTGGTTGTAGATATACGAACTATCGATAGTCTCTATCTGCCACGAGTCATCGAATGGTACATTCTTTTCGTACGCCTGTACTGTTCCCAGATCATACAGTCCGCGGTCGTATAGTAAATCAGCTGATAGCGCGCTGTATCCAATAGCCCTGGAGAACCTGAATTCGTCCCATGGTTTGTTGTGCAGGTGATCAGCATTGTCAGCGAACTTGGTCTTGATAGCAAACTTATTCCCGTTAGGTGTATCCCAGTAGAATACGTACTTCATGTTGTTTATGCTCAACGAACTACCGGATTCACCAACGTCAGACAACCCAACCTCTTTACTTCCGTGCGCAGAATATATTAGATTCCAGTCATATAGAGTGCTAGCAGATGACACAGCGCCATCCCAATTCACTCTGTCTGTAGGTGTTACGTGTACATCAGTATTATTAACATGGTTATTGAATATGGTTGTGGTGACCACTCCCATCGCAGTTACCATGTCACTCATAGTGATGTAGGATACCTGACTACCACTAGAACTATTTCTACCGACTACAAACGGAGTGTTTATCGCTGGTATTGAACTTATGTTCACATCATTTAGCTCTACTAGATTCTCAGCTCCGACTGGTAATCCAGTGCCAGGGCCAGTCCAGTTACGCTTGTAATCACCTGTTATCACAACATCACCATCTATAACAAACTTACCGTCAGTACTTTTGTACACCAGTATGTCGTTAAGAGTAATCGACTCGGTATCCAGATCATTGTATATCTTTACACCGGTTGTTGTTGTTTCAAGTCTTTTTATGTTGTTGTGAAGTAACTCTACATTGGATGTAACAGAACCCCCATTCATTTTAATAACTGTACGCGCGCTAGTAACTGCAGACCCAACTCCTACCTGTAACGATGAGCTAGTGTTTTCTGTAACTAGTCGTAGTCCGGATCCATGACTAGATGACCCAGCATATGCAAAGGTAAGTGATGGATTCTGAGAAGTTATGAGCACATTACCAACGGTGCTTGAGGATGCTCCACCGAACACAACCGAACCATCAGGATTGATTGTGAATATTGAACCTACTGGTTTACTGATAATTAGACTATCGGTTGCAGCTAAACTTGCTAGTAAACCTGTCGCGCCAGTAACGATTTTCAAAGCTTCTGTAGAAGTCGTACTGTTGTAGATACTTAGTGCAGTGGTTGCGCTTGGACTATTGAGTCGTAAATTTGTAGATGCTGTGGAGATAACAAGTGGTCCTGTCATCGTGTCGCCGGCAATCTTTACAAATCTACTATCCGATTCTGGTTTTGTATAATAGTTCGAAAGGTCTGGGCCAGCATCCCATTGATCAACTACTGCTGTCCATGCACCTGATACTTTCTTTAATATGTATCCATCTGGAGCAATATCTACTGAATCAGCTACATCGCTTAACTGACTTATACGCATGACGATACTACCAAACGTTAACTCACCGTCGACAAACACATTGTTACCAATGGTAAGTTTACTTCCGTTATCAGTGATAGAAGTATCTCCTATCATTGCCGAAGCCATTACTATCCTATTGGATGATATTATCTCGATACTTGTAGAGTTGTTTACCTGCAGTACTTCTTGTAGTGATACCTGATGTGGATTGGAATGATTGTTTACATGCGCATTGAAATTGCTTATGGTAGTAAACGTCGAATCTACGTATGTTTTCGTGGCGTATGCGCTAAGATCAGGCTGCGGAAGTGTACTTGGGTCCACCAAGACATATTGTCCTCCTATGGCCCTTAAAATGCCCCCTTCTAGACTTGCTGGAAGAGCTAGATCAGAAACATCAGATAATTTCCACAGCGGGATATTGATGTTGGTAGGTGTTATTGTCCCGGTAATTATGACATCACCATTGAATGTAGTATTACCGTACCAAGAGATAGCTCCTGTACTTCGTATTACACTAAGAATAACTCCTAACTCTGTTCCGTTATCTGCATACCTTCTCCAACTATAATTAGAACCAGCATTACCAACACCAGTCTCTAGGTCTTTTAATAAACTAGAAAAGCGTAGATGGTTATTCTCCATCCTGAAATGATGGTTTCCATTTACGCTAGTACCAGCATTGGAAGTAATCCAGCTTCTAACAAATAATTCTCCCCTTCCGGAGAGTGTTGCTCCTACAATGTTTGCATAGTTTTTAAATACCGCAGTTGAATTACCTTCATTACCCCCTGTCACTTCTATACCGAACCCTACACTACTTGTATTAGTGAATGATGCAGCTGTCCAAGCATTACCGGGAGTAACTTCTACCACAGTAAGTTTACCTGTAGCAGCATTTGTACCTATAGCAGTTTTACCATCTGCGTCGATGAATAATCTATAGATACCTTTTGTTTCGTTATATATTGCGAAGTCATGCCCAAGGAAAGATGCAGACTTAAGCTGCACCTTATCACTCCCGGGTTTCTTGAATTCTATCGTTGAAGTTAAACCAACTGAACCAATGACATCCAACTCAAGAATAGGGTTAGGATTGTTTATTCCTACCTTACCGCTTGTATTTGTATTGTATAAATCGCCAGCAAAGTTCACCTCCCAATAAGTTAATGCCATATCAAAATGATTATATTGTTACTACAGTCAGTTGAAATTCTGTTATTTCCGGTGTTAGATTACCATCCAAATATGTAAGTACACGAACTAGTTTCGAATCAGTCCCGGTATAGTTAACCCTGTAGTTGTTCAGAAAAACAGAAGTGTTCTCTGCGGCCACAGCAATGGAATCAATCTCTATTCGAATTAGATCAATTATACCATCTCCTACGTACTCTGCAACTACATCATATAATGCATCCTCTTGTATAAGGAATCCTGTAGGAGGTACTAGTGTGTTATTTATTGTTAGGACAATACTACCAGGATTATTAACCACCCGCGGAGTATATGATGTCGATACCGCCGAACTACTTCCAGCGTATACATTCGAAGCAGAGAACCTTACAACCAATTTCAGTTTTTCAAAATCGATTTCTTCGTTGCCTTCCACATACTCATCTAAAAAGTTAGATACTGCAGTATAGTAACTAAGAGCATTTGTCCACCCCTGTACGTCGTTTGAATTGAAAGTATACGCTCCGTAGTTTCCAATTCTAGAGCTGATTTCGTCTATAGTTTTAGCTACACCGAGTGATATCAACCCTTCTATTTCCTTGCTATACTTTGACATTATCTTAAAAAGTTATGGGTTGTTCTGTAGTAATCGGTGCCTTGTATGATGAACTGTGCTTCAGCGTATTTATCTTTCTTCGCGTAGTAATCGATCGATGTCTGGAATGCCTTCACATTTACATAGGCTGACCCAAAGTTATTAGTAGTCGATACAAAATCTATCACAGTGTCACGATATACCTTATTATACTGAGCCATCCAGAAGAAATCCTGTCTTACCCATGGATTGTACTCTTGGTATTTGTTGATTACCTCTGCTACAGAATTGGTTGTGTTCCATCTGTTTATAGGAAACCATGCCAGATTATTAGAGAGTATTAGAGGATCGGCTTCATCTATTAGAGCCATGTACACAGTCCCAAGTTGAGGTAATGTACCACCGACAGTTAATGTAGGATCCTGACATAAAAACCCTTTCTTTACAAAAGCAGGGTCTACTAGTTGATCACAAACTCCGATCGACATAAGTGAATACCATCCATCCATAGCAATACTATCTGTGGATATAACAGCAGCCGGCAGACCTGTAACAGGTAACCCCGGGTTGCTACTCATAAAGATATTGGTATCACCTAGAGGTATGGTAAGTTTTACATCATTAACCGCGTTAAACATCTTGAAGTTCGTTGTATTCTGTGGGATTGCTATTGCTTTCTCGTATGTCGTATTCGAGTAGATTAACTTCGGGTTATACCTAAACTCATCGGTATTAGTGGTGAGTTGAGGGTAGTTCGACCACACAATTGATGATAACACTTCTCCGGATATTGATATTCTATTGTAGAATAATATGTCAACTTTAGCAACTATACTACCAGTACCAGGTATTGGGTTGTCAATAGTAATTCTGTTCTGACTAATATCCACACCTGTAAAAGTAAAGTAAGACCCCATGTCGTTAATACTTACAGGTAGAAGTACTGCGTCTCTGTCCATGTTATTAGACATCTGCTGTCCTGTGTATATGGTAGTTATCATTTATAGTGTAAAATTATTGTTTGATACTACAGTTGTCTTATCAGGGCCAAATAACGTGTGATACTCAAATGGTATCCTGTTTATCATGTCCACTGCTTTAATAGGGTCACCACTCTCTAAGTAAGCAAGAGCGGCTTCTCTCATCGCTGTTATCTTTGTTATTGAACCCATACCAAGTTTATCATTATATTCCTTGAAGCTTGTAGACTGCAGGCAAGGTAAAATGAATGCTTGCTTTACATTCCTGGTAATAAGTAAATTACTGGTAATACGTAGAGCTGCATCGTGTTGTGAGTATCTTGTCGTCGCGTAGGCGTACATAACCCAGTCTTCTTCAGTCACTGTAGTCCAATACAAATCCTCGCTTAGTGGGTCATGGTTTGCATTATCTGCTATACATTTAGCATACTCACTTACACCAGTCGTATGTACGATATCCCCTACAACATAGTTATGAACGCTATTCCATTCAGGTAAATCGAGTACTATCATTGAGTACCATCCGTCTGTAGATAAAGGGAACCCAGTATTTTCTGATAGGTCTGCTCTGTATGGGTAAGATAATCTCTTACTACCATATGAAGTATCGATGTTAGCTTCATATGTAAATATCGTGATATCGTAGTTTAAAGTAACCACACTAGCAGATGATTTGATAAGTGTCTTTGTAACTATCTCAATATCAAATGTTACCTCTTCTGCTGCTAGTTGGGTAACCGGAGAAGTTATCTCTAACTTCCCAACAGTTTGTAGCTGCATATCAACAACATTCCAATCGAATAAGAATTTCCTTACATGATCTGCAGGGATATCTTTGTTAACAGAGACCTTGAGTAGCATACCATCATTCTCCAGGTACGCGGTAACTGTATCTTTAGGAGCGGGTATTGTATTACCCGACTCCTGATACACTTGATTAAATATTTCAACTTCTTTAACCTTCATAGTTAGATATTGTTTTTAGGTTCTGAAGAATTTCCACCGTCACTACCGTTATCGATTGTAAGGTACAGTTGTTCTCTTTCGAGTTGCGCTAATTGATGCTTAACATCAACCTGAGCATTTTGGTACAACTTGGTATCCTTTTGCTTCTTATCTTCGAGTTCCAGTTTCTTATTAACTTCGAACTCTTTGATATCCATCTCTCTGGTTTTAAGCTTTCTATCTTCTTCAGATACTCCCTCAATCTGCTGTTTAGCTTTTGTGAGTTCGTTTGTGAGTTGATCAACTTGTTGTTTAAGTTGTTCTGCAGTCTGAGTAAGTTGGCTTTCTTTTCCAGTTTCGATCTTCTTAGTAGACCATGCTTTGTCGATGATTTGTTTGACTTCTGTTGCAGAGTCAGATAGAATAATGTGAACCATTACATCCGGATCCAGTAACTGTGCCGCAATCATCTCTTTAGCAGAGGCTTTTAGATCAGCAAGTTTAGCAGCATCTTTGGAAGAGTAACTTACATTGATTGCATGATCTGAGAAGCATATGAGATCCGGCATTATATTGAACAGATATGATTCAGACCCTAGAATATAGGCCCCTTTCTTACCCTTCTTGTAACATACTTTCGATATGTCCAGCATATCATTAAGCAATCTCTTATGGTTTGTTCTCAATAAATCGAATAGGTCGGCATTTATCATCAGTGATTGGTGAATACCCTGCTTAACATTCGATACCGCGTCGCGTTGTGCAATCTGACCAAGCATCTGTGGATTGGTAGCAGCAGTTACGTCAGCTTGTCTTTCCATTGACTTGAGCATCAACTCTATAGCCTGTAGCGAATTACCATTAACTGAGTTATCGAACTCACCGTAATGGTTAAATAGTTGCGCGCCTGGCTCCGTTGGGTCGATTAATTCGAATCCATTCTTCTTCATGGCAACGAACTTCATCAATCTGTCCATGAAATTACTACCCAATTGCTTTGGTATACCAGCGATATTGATTCTACTTCCCGGTACTCCTGAGTTTGCAATAAGGTTATCTCTGTAGAATAGAGTTAGGTCATATACATCTTGCAGGTCTTTAAGTGCTCCAGCTAATGCATATGGTTTACCACCCCTGTCGTTGTACACTACACCACCATATGTGAATCCACAGTCGAATGGTCTTGTTTCCGAACGTACAATATGAGTACTCTTACCACAATTTATGTATACACTGTTTGCTATACGTACTCCTTCATAGCGGTCGGTTCTCCATCCCCACTGTCCGGCATCTGATTTATAGCCCTCGGTCTGATTCTGATCCTCAATTTCTATTTCATCGATACGTACTTCATTCAAAGCTTTCCATTCGACATGGTATACTTCAACTACGTCAAGGTTACTGTATGATTTCTGACCATTTACCGGGTCATCTGCTCCATAGTATCTATCTAAGTCTCTACCAGATCTAAGCGATCTAGCGGTCTTAATACGTGCTCTATCGGAGAACAATACCTTCTGTTGTACATCATCCATGTATTTACCATATTTCCGGAGAACTTCTTTTCTTGTTAGGTATTCTCTGTGGACTATGGCATCGCATGAATCTATGTACTGGCTATTTGTATTCTTATTGTAGAATATATTCTCTGGTTTAATAACATCAAGAACAGGGTCACTACCAACACGCTCGCAGTATACTCTATAGTAACACTCCCCGGTAAGGATTAGATCCTGTGCCATCTGTTTCAGTTTCTGAGATAAATCCAGGAAGTGGTCGTTCTCGAAAAACTTTAGCAAGTCTTGAGCAGCTACCTCGAAATCAGACAGATAGCTCTGTCCGTATTTACTTTCTATCTTCTTAGATTGAACCTGTAGCTCTGATACTGGCATACCACCTTGTTGGTCTCCGCCGGCCGCAGCTGTGATATTAGAAGCAACAAAGTTTTCTACAACACTTGTTAGTTCTGATATATATTTATTCTTACGAATCTCCTCAGCGATATCAATCGTCTTATCGTCTACTACTGTGGCCCTGTAGGTAAAAGTTTCTTCAACCATTACAGCCACAAGAGCATCTACCCTCGGTTTAATGAGAGGAGTAAATCCAAGTTTCGATGGGGTACCGATACCAAAGTTTTCCGTAAGATACTTAAACTCCTCGTTATCGCGAACACCATTGTAGTAATTCCTGTAAGTCTTAATGTACTTCTTCTCTCTAACTAAGTTATTGATATAGAAGTCGATATTGTTCTTTAGGTATTCTTCTGATGCTTTTTCCTTCTCGGTATAGTGGATATCCTCTAAGTATCCATCCTGATTGTAAGGAGCAGTTTGTTGTGACATAGTCTATTATGTTATTATTGTGTGTAATTAAAACCAAAAAAGGGACTTAATTTCTTAAGCCCCTTTGTAAATTGTTATGCGATGAAAAGGATGTCATCCTCTCTGATCAGTTTTAGTTCTTCATCATCGAGTGATCTCTTGTGTTTAGCAATTACACCGCAATAGGGTTCGTATGCTACCAACTGCCCAACTACAAATTTTGTGCATGTAGGACCAACTCTCTGTATAATCGCGTAGTCCAGATCTGTTAGTCTTGGATCTTTTACCTCGTCGTCTGATAGTATCAGGCCGTCCTCTGTCGCGTCTACGAATTGTACTGATACAAGTATTCTATCTGCTGTTGGGTCTACTGTATTCACTGTTATATTTTTTGGATCTGCAACTATAGCTACTATATCATAGCCGGGGATTACTTTGTACGATTTATCTCCTCTTGTTGAAATGTGGTGACCCGCGAACTGAGAAAACATTGCTGTATCTCCTTCACGTAATCCTGGACAATTCAAGTCGTCAGTAGCACTGGGCCCTAGTTTTTCTACTGACCCAAAATACATCGCTATATCCTGTGGCTTACTCTCATTTTGTCCAAGATAAATACCATCTTTCTCGAGAACAGCATCGAATACACTAATCAATACTAGATCCTTCTGTGGTTCAATCTTGCTTGCGTTTGCTAATTTCATATTTTCATTTCATTGGTTTGTGGCGGGAATCGGACTTGAACCGACGACCTCAGGGTTATGGGCCCTGCGAGCACTCCAACTGCTCTACCCCGCTATATGTTTTAAGTATTATAGTAATATTAATCAAGATATCTAAACAATCCACCAAGAATGATCATTATCTAGTATCTCTTTTTCGTTATCTTTCAAACACCAGCGACAACTATGAATGTCACCAGCAAGTAATAGTTCGTTGTACTGCTTACGCGAGATATAGTGTTTATGTTTTTCACTCATGTATCGTACACCACAATTACCTTTTATAGCCTTAGCAGCGTGTGCTTCACCAGTGTGAGTATTAAGTATGAACTTATAACCCAGCCATTTACGAATCAAGTTTAGTAATCTCATAGTGCTTTTAATAAAAAATTTCCTTAGCGTATACATTGTTAGTACGCAATGACCCTCTGATAGCATTCCATACAGGATATGTCTTATATGTATCTTTATATTCCTTAGGAACCCATATCTCTTTAAAGAACGACCCCCTATGTATAGTGAGTTCTCTACATCTATCATCAGATCTGTAGAAATCTGTTATAGTAAGAGCTATCGACGAATTGAATCTAGGCCTTACTTCTGCTAATATCAATACCATAGTTTTGTGTTTTATTTGTGGAGAGAGCTGGACTTGAACCAGCGACACCCAGATCTTCTATCTACTTCCTTACTGCATATACTACAGTTTGTTTTCATAGTCCATTAACATTTTTCGTCACAGATTTAGTAACAATGTGTGACATAATTTCTTTGTATCAATTTGAATATAAGGGTGTTATATGAGATTTGAACTCATGACCTCTGGGACCACAACCCAGCACTCTAACCAACTGAGCTAATAACACAGTGGACACATATGGGCATCGAACCCACAACCTCCTCAGTGCAAATGAGGTGCTCTAGCCAATTGAGCTAATGGCCCATATTACTACTTGGTATTTAGTATAGCATCCACTCCCTTTTTGTTTGTGTATACTATAAAATTACCATTCGTCACTTTGTATAAATTACCACCAACATGTTCTATCGAAGGTTCAAATACTTTAAGTGCTTCATCAACGATTTGTTCTAATGTCTTTTCCATATTCATAGTGTTGTAGGAGTGGACGGACTTGAACCCCCGACCCCGAAAGTATCAGTTTCGTGCTCTAACCAGCTGAGCTACACTCCTATGTGAAATATAGGTATATTTACCGATAGATGTACTTTATCGGCTTATAAGCCTATAGAATTGTAAAATTATGGATGACCACTAGTACCGGCTTTAGAACTTACCTACGCACAGTGAGGTATCCGGTTTTCTTACTCGCATTGCCTAATCATTGAGCGCTTCTTCACTTCGGCTGCCGTGCGTGTCACTAATCTAGTGTTCATCCATAATCTTATGTGAGGAGAGAGGGAGTCGAACCCCCGGCGGATCTTACGTCACAGAGTTACAGTCTGCTGCCATCGCCACTCGGCGCACCTCCTCATCTTCGTCTAACACTAAATATTATAGTAAAAGTTTTCTAATTATTCATCTGTGTATAGAACATCAAATTTATCGTCGAACCTAGCCTTACCTGAAGAGTCGACCCACCTAACCGGGGAGTCTTGTTTCGGAGCTGTTTCATCGAATATAGTACGCTGACCGTCAGGTAGTTCACCGAAGTGCATAAACCCATTCTCATCTGCATACCATCCGAATAATTTAAACCCAGCAGTCTCTTCACCAGCTTCTCTTGGTGGTACACCCATCATATCCTCGTCTGCTAATTCACAGAGACCCATTGCTATAACTAAGTCGAACTTGGTACGATCTTCGCGTTGGTAGTCTCTTAACTGCTCGAGTAGATCTAGGAAGAAAATATCCTGATAACTGTCATCAATGTACTCTTTTACCTTACCGTCCTGGTGGTCGATAACCTGAGTAGTAGCAGTGGTACCAATTAGATTACTGGCTTTCACACCGAACTGAGCCTGTTGTCCATCGCCGGCAGAAGATATCGCTACCATTGGGCGCTTCATCAATCTGTGGTACTGTTTACACTCGCGGAAGTACTGAACTATACCGATCTTAGTGTACTCAATATTCACTTCTGCATCGTAGTACATAGCTAGTTTGAGTGCTTCTTCGTAATCCCAGCGTACATCTAGACTTCTTCCCATGTACTTAGCAACATACAGATTCGATGTCTGCTTGAAATACTGGCCATCAACTATCCTTTTCTTAACTAGAATAGCAAGAGATGACCTATTTTTTGTGGAGGTGGAATCTAATACCCCCTGATCTATACTCACATTATTATCCTACTGGCTCTTTATCCGGTAGTTCTGCACCTTCATTTATTCGTGCAGGTTGGACTATATCATCACAATAAGTATCAAGAACCCATCTTGCAAATTTAACCAATTCTTCTACACTTGCATCACTTTTCATAGTATTTGCACGCATACTAATTATCTGAATATTATCTTTTGTATAACCCTTAGTCGAATCTTTTCTATCTATGGATGGAGTATTCCAGTACCCACCAGATTTAGTACCTGAGCAAAACGGTATATGAAGTACCGGACACTCATTTGGTATTAAGATATCATCTATTGATATACTGTGTTCATACCCTTTCTCTCTGGCTCTTTGTAGTGATCGGTGTATCATCCTATTCTTGGTGCCATCTTCACTATCTCTCCACTGCTTGTTCTTCTCTAGAACCAATTGCTTATTATTATTGTATCTGGTTTGGGCCAACTTTCGTTCATGATCCCTTACATCGATATTCTTTCTATTAGCAACTCTCTGATCAGATCTGCATTTTTTACAGGTATGCTGATAATATTCATTCCCATTTGGTTTCTTTGTAATAGGGAAATCTTTAAGCGGTTTATCATTACCGCATTTCATACACATTCTTTGTTCCATAATTTCAACTCCTTTGGTGTTGATTGTATTATAGTAAAAAATTGTGTAAATACTCATTGTGTTCCGCGCTCGTGGAAGAAATACTGACTCTTGATTTCATCAAGTCTCTCGTCTTCTAGTCTCTGAACCTTCAGTACCTCTCGGTAAAGCTTGGCTGCTGATAACCCCAGCGGGCTTCCCAGCAATTCACGGAATTTATTTAAATGGGTGGACTAGTATTGTTTATCCACCCCGGCAACGTACAGTCCTTTGAATGCTATGTCACCGTTCGGGCCGCGGAATGGATGTTCTAGAATCTCTATATTACCTTCCGGGTTACTGGCCCATTTAACTCCTTTGATCTTTCCTTCAGGTGATTTAACCCACTCAAGGAATCCTTTCTCCGGCTTAGGTATATCCGGATTAAAGTTTAATCTACCCCACTGCTCAGCTATCTTCCTCTGGTTAAAGTTGTTAGTACCCATCTTACGAAATACTTCTTCGATGGTATACGGGTATTCCTGAGTAACTTTAGAGTGTATCTCCATGTCATCACGAGTACGTTCGCGCTCTTCGTCGAGGAAAGCCTTAGCAGTCTCATTGTTATTCACACCAGTTTCTTCCCAACCCTGGCCCCCTAGTAAATAGTGAGCAGGTAAAAAGAACCCAGATTCTTTAGCAAAGTCATGTACAGGTAAGATATGGTAGGCCCGCGGCTTCATAAAGATATCCTTAGCCTGATCCGACTTAACAGATCCACCGGTACCGATCATAAACACACGACACTTCAGGATAGATCCTACACGCCATGACCCAAGAGATGCTCCGACGCATGATTTCAAGTCGCCGGCACCACCACTCCAGTCACCGATTTCCTCGAGCAACTGTATGTCAGGACGTGTTCCCCTGGTTACCCCGGGATTATCACCATACACAATACGTTGTATACGTGAACGTGGTCCTTCTTTATATTTAACACCATCTCTAACTACCTCTTGTCCAGACTCTATCATACTCTTAGTGTCCTGTAACCTAGACAAACCTAGTGTTGGGTGCACTTCTGCGATGGAGTCCATCATCAACCTCAATTTATTAAAGGCCTCTTCCGCGTGTGTCGCATTAGATGCCGATACAATACCGTGGCTCTTTGGTTTTAGATGGTACGTTTTTGCGATTATTGATAGGATAGAGTACGTTTTACCGCTACCACGACCAGACATCCATGTAAACGCCTCGCTTGCGTAGTGTGCTTCCTCTATCAGTTTAAATATGTAATCGTGTTGGTAAGAGAAGTATGGAAACTGCACGTCAAATTCATTGGTTATCTTACCCTTCTTGTTCTTCTTAGCAACAAGGAACGGTGTAAAATTAAGTAACCAGTAATGATCCCCGGTAATTCTGTACCCTCTCCACTCGAACCCATACACACATCTCTTCAATTGATCCTCATACCACTCGATATTCTCTAACGAATCCAATGGTACTGGTGGTGGCGTTCTGCCCTCGAAAAATTTCTCGGGCAGTTTACTACCCCACGTGTAGGCTTCAATCCCTAACTGTGATGGTCTGGTTCCTGAGTATCCATTCTTCTTGCGCATCCATTCCTTCTCCTGTCTGAGTTCATCAGCACGGGCGCATAGCTCTGGATCCGGAATCCATATCTTCGAAATATTATCTATATTTTCCTTCATATTAACATTGATTATCAGAGTGTTACATTATTTACTCTTGGCTTTTCCTACGCCTTGTGCTGGCATTTTTTGTAGTTTACCTGGTTTAACTAGGATACCTTTACGTCTTGTCTTCCAACCTTCTTTTGCTTGTGGTTCGTTGCAAGTTGCGCATGCTTTAGATTTTAAAATCATTTCTTTTTTGTTGTGTTAATCTTACCCGTGGTTAGTGGGGATAATCCTCCGCGTAAATGTTTAGGAATAGTTCCTTGTACAATCATCGATACCAGCGATGACTTAGTTTGAATAAGCGCTACTATGTCTTCTAGAACGCTGTTAATGATTTCAATGTTCGTACTGAATGAAACTATCTCATTCTTGTTGACGTTCTTCTCTATACGCGGTACTGTGTCTAGTAACATGGCCCGAAACTGGTCCATCTTCTTGTCGTACGCATAGATATCTTTCTCTTCTTCGAGAACAATGTTTTTGTTATAACAGTTTATCGCTGCTATGGTGAGTTTATTCCAGTCACTACCCAGTTCTTTCTCGATATCGTAGGTCTCTGAGTCGAATACCACCGATAGAGCTTCTTTCTGGCGGTCTGTATAAGCGACATCCTTGATTGGATTGCTCATCGACATATCGCACAATAGGTATACGTATAGTAGTATCTTGTTTCCTATGACGTTATCCTTCTTCATTATCGCAGTGAACTCTTTGTACTTGAGTGTTGACTCATCTACAACAGTCTCTGACTTTACTAACATGAATTTCATTTCTTATTCCTCCCTATCGGTAAATGATGGTAACGTGATAGCTCCTTTGCTAAGAGGGGATAACATCATCTGCCCCCTAACACGTTGAGTCATAGCCTCTCTACGTACTGCAGCTATAACATTTATCTTCGACTTCTTAACCATATCAAGCTTCTTCAGGCCTTTGGTGATTATACCAGAATTGGATACGAATGCAATTACACCGTCGGTGTTATTCTCAGCTGTCTCCGGCATAGTATCTTCTAATGCTAAACGCAGTTCGTCGGCCTTTATGTCAAATGCTTCGAGTATTCTTTCCTCGGCTATCGTATTGTACTTTATGAAACAATTTACGGCCGGCTGGAGTACTTTTAACTCTGCTTTCGTGAATGCGTAGTTTCTATCTTTGAAGGCATAGAACTTTGCTTCTTCCTCTTTCTTATCGATATGTGTATCGCGTAAAGGATTCTCTTCTGTCAGGTCGCATAGTAGGAATAGGAAGTAAAACAACTGATGTGCTTTAGCTTTGTTGGGAGATTCATCCCAGTTCCATAGTTCCCTGAATGACTTGAACATGAAGAATACTTCATCTGTGATTATCTTTTCTTTCCTGAAGTTGAGTCTTATTGACATATTAGATCTTTGGTTTCTCGTATTGTTCCCCGCATCTGCTACATGTAAGTAACACATACATAGGGGTTTCATCGTATATGAACCCATCGGAGTCATGGTCACATGGTGGTCCGGATAGTTCTGGTTTTGGAAGAGGAGACTTCCCGAGTATCATGGAAATCCCCTCTAACATAAACTCTTGTCTTTCTTCGAAATTATTTGCCTGGGACATGAATAAGATCTTTTGTATTGAATCTCTTCTCTTGTATCTCCATCGTAGTAGTGAACCACATGCATGTAATACCAAAAAGAATTGGTTTATTATCTCTGCACGATGGATCCGAATCGCGGAATGAAGTCTTATCGACTGTCTTAACTATCATCTCAGGTTTATTTGCAATATCCTGTTTAAGGGTAACTACATCACCCGGCGTAAAAAATACTTTATCTTCCATTATCTATTTCATTGGTTATTTAACATACATCATATAATTTAACTATTTCAATGGAAACCCGTTCTTATCATATCCCGGCTTACCTTTATTCGATTGTCTTGATAGATTACCCTTAGTCTGGGTTACTTTCCTGGCTGCTAAGTCTTTATCGCTTGCATTTTTGGAACCCATGAACTCATTTATGTTATCACCTAACTTCTTAGAGAAGTGTTTGGTACTGTCTGCAGTTGCTGTGGTTGCTTTCGGTTTCATTGTACCGCCTGATTGCTTCTTCATGATACCACCGCAACTGAATTGTAATGTACCACCAAGCATGTACTTCAGTACTTTCTCGGGCACTAGATTACCACCGTCCTGCTTCTTATTCCATTTCTTTGCATTCTGAGCGAATATAGCACGTTTCTTTGTAACAGGATTCTTACTGTGGGTTAGTTCTTCTGTGTTCTTACCAGTGGCCTTCTTGGTGGCTGTGAACTTACCTTTATTCTCGGGTTTGATTTTTATTACTGCCATTATTTGTTTTCTAAGAAATTTGTTACCTTCGAAGCTGCATATGATAGCGGTATACCGTATCTAGCTGTTTTTAATATAGGGCTTACTAGCCCTGACACAGACTCCCACATATCATCGTACTTTCCGAAATTTTTAGCTACTGTGTTATCCATAACCTGCAAAGCTTTCTTGTCTAGAAATTTAGACAGGAATCCAGCGCCTTTACCTGCATAGTTAGCAGCACCACCTAGTAATACCATATCAATTGGTGAGTCTGTTACTTCTGTTTTACCAGATGCCTGGCTATACCATTCAGGGGATTGCCTCCATTTCTGTACCCTTGTATTCAATTCGGAATTAGAGAGTTGCGGTTCCCGTATAGGCCCGTTATACTGTGGTGCTTGAATAAGTGGTCTAGGTATAGTACCACCAATCTGGAACTTTCTCTTCCTTACCGGGTGAGCAGTCCTCTGTAGATGTGGTGGCGCACTCGCCGGGTTAGATGTAGGAGCTGCAACCTTGTTACGTTCCTTCATTGTATCAACCTTCTTACCAGGTCTGGAGACAGACTTCTGAGTATTAACTGGTTGGTAAGGAAGCATTGATAGAGGCTCGGTTTCCGGCATCATATTGACACTGGAACTACGAGCCCCTTTTACTTTAGGTTTCTTTAAGATACCCATTATCTTCTTGTTGCTAACTGTTTAGTGTTAACCGGCGGTGCAATATACGGATTGATTCTTACATTTGCGCGCAGAGGTTTTATCTGTGCTTTAGGAGCATCGCGAATACCCTGCATCCTCTCTAAATCAGCAGCTGACATATTGTCAGAGTAGTCAGTAGCTTGTTCTCCGTACGATGGAACTCTATTTGGTAGTGGATTCACTACAACCGGGGCCATTGCTGGAGCGGTTTCTGGTATTGTCTTTGATCCGGATATCTTTTCTACTGCCTTATCTACAGCTGGAGTAACCGCTGCTACCTTTTCCTTTGGAGCATCTGGTTTAACTACAGTCTTAGTTGTAGTAGTTGTCGAACCATCAGCAGCTTTCTTAGTAGAAGTGCTATCAGTCTTTGTTACTGGTGGTGCATATTGTGGAACAGCAGTAGATGTACTATCAGCTTTTGTTGCAGGAGGGGTATACTTAGGAGCAGCCATAGCGGTGCTATCAGTTTTAGCAGTGTTCTGTGAACCCGCGCCCCTAGCTGGTGCTTGGCTTCCGCTAGGAGCTGCAGCATTACCAGCCGATCTTAGTGGTGCTCTATCTTGAGTCATAGCTTGGTATCCACCAACCAGTGCTCCTGCACCTGCTGTGACGGCAGCTAGTTCCGCTAATGTCTTACCCCATTTACTTCCTGCTGGTGCTGTGCCACCTTTAGTTGCTACACCACTATTGTTTGCATATCTTTGTACACCTGTACTTGTAGCTGCACCAGGATTACCTGTACGTACTCTTGGACCAACTCGTTCCATACCCTGAGTTACTGCGGTTCCGGCCGGCCCGGAATGGAATGTATTGTTTACAATTCCAGCTGGTCTTGCTTTAGTCCACGGTGCTCCCCACGCCGGTAAAGCTCTCTGTGCACCAGCCTCTACTGTATTATATGTAGCTCCACCTTTAGCAGCGGCTTGCTCCTCTGCAAACTTAATGATCTGCTGTGCTTTAGATGCCGTGGATGTTTTAGTTTTTACATTACCAGTAATTTTACCAGCAGTTCCTAGTGCCTTTGCACCTTTAGCTATACCAGTTAGCGGGGCCATACCAGTATTAAGTGGTAAAGATCGTTGGTGTCTTAGATTAGCTTCTGCTTCGGGTGATAACATACCAAACGGATTGGCTGTGAAATCATCATATGCTGTTGCATACTGTCCTACCTTACCGGTAACCGTAGCTAGTATATCCTTCGCTGTCTTTGGTACATACTTACCGTACATCTCTGCAGCTTTGTTATAGATAGCATCAGATGCTCTACCAGCAATATCCCAACTCGACCTAGTTGGTTGCATATCGTTTAGTGGTCGTACTTGTAATTCTGGTTGCTCTTTTAGTGAGCGTAATTTTGGTTCAGGCATAATTATTAATTGTGTTGTTAATTTCCTAAAATATCCTTAGGCTTCTGTTTGTACTTACAATCCATCCTACTATCGTAATACATTCCATCCCAGGTTTCGTATACAGCCTGTAAATTATTATGCTCATCCCAGAATACTCTCATAGGATAACACGGATGAAACTCATATCCATTCTCATTGACCACCACTAACACTTTCTCAGTTACCATTGATGGATCACCTGTAAGAGTCTGGTAGATAGCTAATTGTATTGAATAGTGGATCCAGTTACAATCTTGTAAGTACCTGAATGGTCCACTCATATTTTTATATTTTCTAGTAATCGGATTATAGTAACTTTTTTTCTTAAGAGGATCCTTTAGGAACTTGAAATCGTATATCATATAATCATACCCTTCGGCATTGGGCCTCTTCCTCTTCAGAATGATATCACTCTGACCAGCCAACTGAAGATCGATAGAGTACACAAGCAACTCAGTAGTAGCAAGTTCATACCCTTTACTCTTAATCTCTTTTATCAAAGTAGGTACCCATTTAGCTTTAGGGCTATCCGGAATATCTTTCTTATCAACAGTCTCACCATTAAATAGTTTCTCGCCGTAGTCATGTAATCTCGTACCCATCCTACTTGCTTCAACCCACTCCTCCATAACCTCAGCTACATCTCTACCATAATACTTGGACTTCGGATTCTGTGTAACCTTAGTAGCTACATCAAAAGAAACAAACTCCTCATGTTCAAACTCCTTTATAAGAGTAGTAACACTATTGAATTTGAAGTCCTCATCATCAAGCATTATGTATGTGTGGGTATCTTCAATGAACCCTACTTTTTTATCCAGTGAGATATTATCTAACTGTCTTCCATTAACTTCTACTAATCCCCTCATATGTCTTATTATACTTATTCACAACTGCAATACTCAACCCAGACTCCCTTGCTATCTGTGCGTTACTCGGCACCATGATACCATTATTGAATAGATTCTTTATTGCATCCCTTATTGTCATTGTATGCGTATTCTTACTTCTTCTACTTCTACCCCCGGCCCCGGCTTCTCCACCTTTAGTCGAGTTAGTCAGCGTATGAACCCTACCATATTCCAGAATCAACCTCTCCTCTTGCAGCAGAGCCTCCTCCTTAGTCTTATAGCATCCCAATTCAATAACACCAACATGTTTCCCAGCGCTAACCAGGCTATACAACCACTTCTCTTTAGCAGTCTTCTTATTTATACACTCTGATACATGCTGTCCGAACCTAACTATAGGTGTTTTAGATGTATATCCGACATACTTTATATTGTCTTTACTACCCTCGAACAGAGCATACGTGTAATATTTACCCCTCATACGCTGAGAATAAGTTAGTCAGTTCCGATGAAACATCTACCAGTGATAAACCAGTTAGTCTAGTGATAGCACTAGAACATACATGACTATTTGTAGTAATTAAATACTCAATAGCCTCAGCCACTGCGAATCTATTTCTAACATCTTCTGTTAACCCAGTCAATTCCCAGTAACTTTCAACAACATCAGCAGCACAACCCACTTTGTATGCTACGGCTTCAGTTATATATTTACTTTTAATAGGCATTACCCCTCTTACATCATCTATGTAGTCCATCTTTACGGTGTAAAATTCACCTATCGGAACACCTATACTTGGTCTGAGTGGATAAGTTCTTTTAACTCTCTTGGTTCCTATACTATTTCTACCGGCCTCTCCTCCGCCCGAACTATTGACTAATTTGTGAGTCTTTGTGTGCTCGGATATTTGATGGATTTCACTAAGTAACGCTTCTTCTACAGAGTCAAAACTACCTAACTCTACTATTCCTATTGGAGTACCATCATTCAACGATGAACTAAGCCACCTGTCTTTCTTACTTTTTAGTAACGAGCATCTTTCTATATGCTGCCCTAACCTGACTGTAATGGATTTAGAAGTGTATCCGATATACTTTATGTTTGTTCTCACACCCTCAAATATAGCATATACTTTATATTGTCCCATATTAATCTTTATTTCGTAATACCCTACTCACAGTGTTCCTAGATAACCCGGCTACCTGTCCTATCTCTTTTATTGTAGTGGATTCAACTCCATCAGATGCTAACTCTTCTATAGCCTCAACCACAGCCTGTTTAATTCTAGCCTGTTTATCTAAGTCATTCTCTTTCCAATATATATTAACAGCGTATTCTGATTCCTCTGTACTCTTCATTACACAAGCTGTCTTGAATTTCGTATTAACCGGCATGAAACTTCGTGTCCTATTAATTACTTCATTTCGAATAACACCTCGTATCTGAGCTCTACCACCAATATCACATCCCTTTTTATACCACACTGAGTAGAAGGAAAATATACTTTTATTCATTTTGTGTAGTACCGACCCAAGACTCTTAGTAGAATAAGCATCACTAAGAGCAGACTCGAGTACAGTATTATTAGGGAACCTTCCTATAGACGAATTGAATTTATATTTAAGTGCGATACCAACTCGATCTATACCCTTATCAGGATTGAGTACCATCAATGCAATAGCATTTTGATACAGTAGATGGTATTCTCCCATCTCATTCAACAATCTAGGCATCATATTTACAGATACTTGTATGTAGTTCTCTTTTGTCTCCACATACCCATCAGCATTGTACTCATACCCTACAGGACAATCATACTTATTACTCCACTTAATCTTTCCAAAAAACGGGAGTAAGTCTCCAATATTACCATTCCCAACAAACCTAGCTATACCAGTCTTTATTGCTTCCATCATCTATTCATTTAAGTTGTGCACGTCTTGGCACTAGTAGTATTATATAGTATCTTAATACAACTGACGTCGAAACGTGCATTGTCTACACCTATTATAGTTAAAATACTCATAGGATGCACATTATATTCAAGGTATATGCGCTACTCTCCGCTGGTACCGGTACTTCTATACAAGTATCCCCCGGTCATTGTAGGATGTGAGGGCCTAACCTGATAGTCGTGGTACTACTAGTTTATTCTGCTGTGGGATTACTAGTTTATTCTGCAAAATCGTAGGGTGTATATGCAAGGTGTTGTGACTTAACTTTTATTCCCCGGTAGTTTTCTGTGGGAAATCGTAAATCTATTTTGGTCACCGGGGTACCCCTTCACAATCCCTGCGACATTTGATTAGACTATTGCCATTAGTGAGTATTTGTTTATCTCTTGGAATGTCATTGATGTGCGTCAGTTGAGCCTTGTGCTTGTAATCACACCTGATCAACGTAGCGGATGGAGTAGAGATAGACAGATACTAATTAATTCGTTTCACTCATTAATAACTTATACAAATGAAAAAGCTTTATGTGATTATTCTATGTGTGGTGCTAGCAGTCAGCACCGCACTATTGAGAGACAATGTTGCTGAGACAAACCCAGCAGACACTGAATATCTCTCTGCTCTTACTGTCCTCTTCTCTATCTTCGGATACTCAGCTATTATCTTAGTTATCAGAACCGTTCGTAAAACAATATACGGAAGATAGACTTTGTCCCTCAGCAATGGGGGATAATTTTAAAGCCCGGCGACATCTAACCCAGACTATTGCCACAACTTACAGGAATCGATTGGAATGCCAACACGTGCATTTCATGGTAATACCTGCTTTTGTTTAATCGTTAAATCTCCCTACAAGATGAACAACGATTCTTTGATTGCTGCTGCAAAGCAGTACATTACCGTAGACTACTTGTCTACACTGACCGACGCTGACGGCTTAACAGCGGAGTTAATTGGACGCGAATTCACCCTCGAGTCCATCGCACCTCACCCAAAGCTGAAAGGCTTTAATGATGAGCCGAAGCTCATGGTGAAAGTCCGTCGGAAGGACAAGGTGAATGAGTGGTTTGCGGATAGTCTGCTTACCAAATTCTCTGTTGGTTCATGCGACCCAGGCATCAGCTTGGATCTTGGCTTGACCTACGGTGAAGTGTTCGCCCTTGGGAAGGTGATCCTTCGGTTCGAAGTTACTGGATCTACTCCAGCGTTCGACCGTATGGGTAACCCGATGTATCGTCGCGATGCTATCAGCGCAGTGAAGGTGCAGAAGTTGCTGAAAGGCGACTACGATGCCTACCGCTCTCGTGAGATCAGTCCTGAGCGTACGGAAGCTCGTCGGTTGGTGCAAGCTAACATCGAGGATCTATTCCTTGATTCGCTTTGCAAGGGGGGCGAACTTACCCCTGAGAACCTGATCAAATACCGCGTGGTCAACCCGATCATACGCGTGATTGAGCTCTTGGGCTAATTGTCTTTTTACTCGAATAGGCTGCGGATAAAGTCCCTGGTAAGTACTCTGCTTGAAGCAGTTGCGCCTATTCGTTTATTCTTTCTTATTTACTTACTTTTAAATTACTTTGATATGAAAATTATCACAATTCAATCCAGGACTAGCGACGTAGCTGCACAAGTAATCGTAATGATCATGACAGCCTTAGGCTTTGTCATCGGCAAACGCGGCTTATTAATCACATATAATGAGCTGGATCGTACAGCTACATTAGAGTGTGATGACAGTGAGACCATGAAATGGTTCAGAGTCTATGGAACAGCGTTGCTTGGTATGAAGCTCAAGCAGCATTACTGGGAGAAGACTGTAGAGGGCCATATAATTCACAACATGGTTGTGGATACTGATAAACCATACTTGAAGTTTGATCGTACTGATTATCTACGTCAGATAGGAGGGCAAGCTCATGTATAGTCTAACTCTACGCATTGGGAAGGTTGAGCATGTGTTCAACTTTCCTAGCTATGCTGCTGCTTATGTTGCTGCTACTGCATTGGCTCTTCTTACTACACCATGGACCAGGCATTGTAATGTTAGTGGTCCAGTATCTCATATGGGTTATTATGTAGATCTTTACAATGAAGGATCTATTGTCATCAAGCGTGATGAGCGTATTCCTGACAAGATAATCTGGGTCAGCGTTGGTCCTCTAATTGTACCAGAAGAACTCAGTGATTACCGTGTGTATCTTATAAGCACTGTCGGTAGGAGTGGTCCAGCAACTTCACATCACTGGAGGGATGAAACTGCTGACCTGATGTTCAAGGTATTCAAAGAAGCTGGCTATGAGCGTATTGACGTGTAAGCCAACCTTCAAAGAGAACGTAGAAGTTGTTAGGGCAGCAATGTCAGAACAACTCTACGACTATCTTATGCAAGCCACTGAAGCAGAGGCTGATGCAACTCTTAGAGATGTCCTGGATAGCAGTGACTATTGCATTGAACTTGATTGGTTGGTGTCAACACTGAACCCTGTAATGATCTAACAGACTAGCTCTCTTCGGAGGGCTTTTCTTTTAACCACGGCGACATCCACCCACGACATCCATGATTGCGACATCTAACTAGACTCTTGCATGTTTTTACCCCGATTCTCACATATAGAATTTCGGTTGGTAAATCAAGCAAATTATTAACAATCAAATAACTTAAAGTTATGGGCGAATTAACCGCTGAACAGAAAAAAGCTATGCTCGATGGAGTATTAGCAGTCCTTGCCGCTTCAACAGCTGGCACCCTGAGTATGAATGGTATCACTGTAGGTGACGAAATCTCATTGGCTCAAATGTTGACCTCGTCGACAGCACCTCGTAGCCGCGTATCGGCCGAGCACCCACAGTTCGTATTCATTGGGAAGAACAAAAAGCGTTACGTAATCAGTGACTCTGGCTTACCAGCTATGAGAGTTATCGCCGAAGGTAAGACCTTTGCTGAACTGAATGCAGCTATGTTGAAAGACGTTGCTAACAGTCCTGACGTGACCTTCTTCAAAACAGCTTTGGAAAGCCTGGATAAAGGTGCTGACATTGACATCTCGAAAGTGGTGTTCAAATGTGTTGGTAAACTTGCTCAGAGCAACAGTGTTGACCGTGATGTGCCTGCAATGATTAACTCATGCTATAATGGCATCGAAGATTATCGTGCCGCTATCAGCGTTGACGCACCGGACTTTACCACCGCTCGTGAAGCTTTACACGCTTCGAAGGTAAAGACAGAGTTCAAGAACAAGAAATGGGAAGTGAAAGAAGACCAACAGTACTTCGCACAGACTCCTATTTTCTCTGTAAGCTGGAACCAGTAGTAATACTGGTCTGGTGAAGATCTTTGGGTAAGGGCCATTGTAGGGGTGGCTCTTCCCTTTGCTTCGGTAGTCTTCGGACACGCCGGAGCTCCTGACGGACGTTAAACCGTGACAAGCATGTGGGGCTAGTGTATAGCTGATGCATAGATGGACGCAAGCCTTCTTGGTGCATTTACAAACGTTATTGCGTAACGTAACTATAACTTAGTGCAGACTTAAAAACCATGCAGATGTGTACGACAAATTGGCAGTGTCGTGTATATCTTTAAAAATCTAGACCAAACCCCGATCTTCCGCGAGTGGGTAATGTAGTTCGTTGTGATGTGGAAGTCACAAGTCAATTGGTTATGGTACTATCCCTAAGAAGGAGGTAACAGACATCGTGTAATCTCTATAATGCCCTCCGAATGGGGTGGTACTGACTCGTGCACGCTGGTATGATGAGAGGAATACAACTTAGACTATGTATAAATCCTAAGCGTTAGAAGCGTAAGGTCATCACCGAATGTATCGGTAGTAGGGTCGCACGTGTACCTACGAGTCATCAAAATGTTAGCCTTGATCAACGCCCGTGTAAGCACAACCTACCACATAGTGGTGAACAGGTAACCTTTACGAAGATCGGCAAGCAAGGAAGGACAGCTGCTGTAGAAAGTTTGATGGTGGCAACGAGACTGAGTGCC